TGGATTTTTCTACAATGGAAACGCCTATGGGAATGAGAAAGATTTCACGGATCATCCTCAATATATCTTCAGATATACCGAAAGGGGAGCATGGAGAAAAAAAGAACTATTTCCTGCAATGTTTGGGGATTGTAGCGTGGTTCGTCTCTCTAATTGACTAGGCAAGCAATCCTTCCCTATCGGGGAGGATTGAAGCCTGAGCAATTCAGTTCAGGAACAACAACTAAATAACAGCATGAAAACACCAGACATCATAAACAGACTAACCGCCGCCGCCGTAATGCTTAATGACTACGAGCAACACAACGACAATCCCGAAGAAGTCTTTGGGGATCGTATAGCATCCGAAACAATAGACGAAGCAATCGAACTGATAGCAGAACTTGTCAAGGCTCTAAATATAGCAAAATGCTACATGGAAGAGGACGGCGACGACGAACAAGAACAAGAAGATTATTCCTTAATAATCAAAGCAATCCAAAAAGCTACAAACTAACCAACTCAGACTATGAAAGATTCGTTGAGATTCGTATACGCCTATCAGGAAGAAAAAAGAACAAACCCAGAGAACGGAAAAACCTTTTTTTCCGGTTCTTGGATAAAGATCAAAGAATGCCAGTCATTCAAGCATGCCATTGATGAAGCAACACGCTTGCAAGCTGAAAGCGTAAAAAACGGAACCCCCGTTTCTCACTGCGTTAATTCTTAAAGGATATAATAACATGACAACAGAATACCCTATCGGGACACAATACAAAACGCGCGACAAACGCGCCGATCTTTGCACTGTTACAGACATCCTTAAAACCTATAACTCTAAAGGGGAGTTAGTCAAAACGTATTACGTATCTACTCATGACTTCTGCGGACAAGCTGTCACAAATTATGAGGTTCCCGCCGTTAGCATTGCAAGAGGTCTAATCTCATGACCACTGAACCCACCGCCGCCGAGCCCATAACCGATTAAAGTGAAGCACTTAACAGAAACTTTTTTGTTGATTGTATCTGTGCTGATATTTTCAGTCATAATATCAGCCATTAAATAAATTAAGGGGAGGGCTAAAGCCTCCCTTTTTTCTTTGCTCTTGTTCGTCCACCTCCCCCTTCATGTTTCCTTCCTGATTCGTCGTCTTTATTTCATGGGGCTTTTATCCTTGCCGCTTTCTCTCTTCTTCTGATCTTTCTGGCCCTCTTCACCATCTTTCTTAGCCCCCTATATATCATGTAAAAGAAAACAAAAAACCCTACCGCTAACAAAAAAACTGATGCGTGAACAATGGCAATCATGCGGGGCGATCATCATGCGGGGCGAACATGGTTAATATCTCACAATTCTCCCCCATCATTTCGCTTAATTCTCTATTTATTAAATGATTCAAGGTTGAAACAGAGGTCAAATGCAATTTCCTAGCCTCATCCATTGCTGATGCAGGAAACTCAATTATAAATAGCCCTTCATGGAACTTTTTTAGCGTTCCAAGCTCCAACCATGAAAGATTTTTAGGGAACTCTGAGCTAATCCTTTTCTTTATTTCTTCCCAAGCTTGTTGGGGCGATGGCTTTTCTGCTTGTATCATATAACGCTATAAGCTGTGCCTCTCACTGGAGGAGGAGTAGGGTATGGTAAGTTTTTTGCTCTAGGTATAGGCGTGATTGCAGGGAGAGGCGTTGGCGATTGTGCAGGAGGCAGTGGCGGGATTGGTTTTCCCTTTGGAAGCGTCTCTACAATTACTGGATGGTGAATTGGTTTCGGTGTTGGCGAAGTCGATGCGGAATTAAGCCATAGCCACAAAATAGAAATTGCTATCATAATTCTATGTTGTTCATGCGGCTTCCTTAAATTCTTTCTGTTTGGCTCCTATTTCCTTTTTCTTGTTATTCCAATTGAATTTCCAAGTGTCCGCCTTGGGATCAATCCCCCTCCGTTCCCAGAACTTGTCAATCGCCCTGCTCACTTGAGAGCTGATCCGATACTCACTGCCCCCCTCGTGATCGAGGGGGGCGAACATTGAGCTATTTGTGCGTTCGTAGTCCATTATGACAATCTAGCTAGAAGGGCTTCAGCCTTGCAAAGAAGGCATTCAGCCTTGTCTTCCTCTGTTTCATCTGGAGTGCCATGTGGGAGGCCATTAGATGCCGCCAATATGATTGTGAGGGCGTAGTAGTCCCTCACTAGCTCAAACATGGTGTGGGATGCCGCAAACAGCTTTGCAATATTCATGGATTGCCTTATGTCAATCTTGTCATTGATTGATGCCACCTCCTTGTCGTTTGCGTCCATGACTGTATCTCCGAGTGCCTTCAACGGAAATTCAATCGGAACAAGTTTTTCTTTTAATTCGTCTGGTATGATTAGGTTGCTCATTTTGTTTGGGTTGGTTTGGGTTGGTTTGTTAGAGGATGCTCTCACTGCGGCGTAGCCAGCACTTTCGTGGTTAGTGAAAGAATCCAAATTGTTTTAGCAAATGGTTAGTTGTTATTTTGTTCTGTATCCAAGAGTGATCTCACAAACGTCTGCAATCTTATTAGTTTTTCCAAGGCAGTTGTATTTAATCACATCCTTGAGGGCTTCACGAAGCTCACTGACTTGATTGATTAGACTGAGATTGTCCTGCTCCATCTCCTGATGAATCTGATCCATGAAGTGATTCTCTAGCGTTGTCATTGTTTTGTTTTTGTAGTGCTATTTCTCTTTTAGTGACTCGTAAGGCTTGCTGATACATGAAGAGGTCGAAGCTTTGCTTGTCGTCTCTCATCCATCGTGCAAGCAGATCGAGGTGACTTTCTCTGACTGCCTTTCCGTAAAGCCAGAACCCCATAGCTAGAGCTGTTAGCATTCCAGTTGATCCCGTAATTATTACTAATGCTGTCATTGGTGTATAGTTTGTTGGTTAGTGCCTCCACTGCGATTAGGTAAGAGGCTTGGTGTGCGTTCATTGTTTTTTTAGCGGCTGGTTGTAGCCGATGGATGTAGTCTTTCACAATTTTCATCATGCTCAAGAAAAAAATTAAATTATTTTCATGGCTTGCGGAAGCTGATAAAATCTACCTCTAGCGGCTTGTCAAGAGAAAAGCCCTCCCTAGTTTGAGTGCCTAGAGAGGGCTTCCAATGATCGTCCCTCGTTGTTTCAAAAGCCAACATGATAGGCCATCGTAGGATCTCCCCACGCATCATGGCTAAGGACTAATGCAAATTAAAAAGGAACTTCCTCGTCGTTTTTGACGTTCTTCTTATACTGCTCTTTGATAGACCCAGAAAGGAAGTCATTTCCATTCTTGCTGGTCTTTGTCCAAGCACTCATCTCCCATTCCTTCCCTTCGATGGTGATGGTTCCCTCCCAGTTGGGGGCTTTAGGATTTGTCTGAACCTTCTTAGGGAACAAGACAAATCTTTTCTCGTTGTCGTATTGCGGCATTTTGTTTGGTTGGTTATTTGGAGTCTATTTCCTCCATGTCATCGTTCTTCAAAGCAGAGTAATTCTGGCTTGAAGGTGAGTGGTATGGATGTGCGAGGACAAGCCCTTGCTAGAGCGATATTGAGAAACCAATTCTCTTGTTCCTTTTCATCCTGTGAGATTTTAATAAAGAGATCGCAGTCATGTTCAATTGCCCTGCTTTCTCGTGAGGCTCCATCTGCATTGAGTTGAGTGAGGGCTATGATAGTGATGCCTAGTTCTTTTGCCAATCCTTTTAATGTGCGGGAACATTCAGCCACTTGCCTCTCTCTGGAATCTGTCTTGCTGGTTGGCTCTAGCAATTGAATGTAGTCCACCACCAAAAGCCTAACACCATGCACTGCAACCAATCTCCTTGCGGCGGCACGAAGCTGAAGGCAGTTCATCATGCTCTCGTCTCTGATAAAAATGGGAAGAGACGATAGTGTTGCAACGCCACTTCTAATCTTAGTCATGAGCTTATCGCAAGTGGTTGCCTCTTTGGATAAACGAGAAATGTCAGCACTTGTCTTGGACGCTATAAGCCGATCAAATAATTCTCCAGCCCCCATTTCCAGAGAGATTATTCCAACTGGAACAGAATCATCTGCGGCTCGCAGTGCCATGTTGAGTGCCATTGCAGTTTTGCCCCCCTTTGTAGGGGCTCCTATGACGATTAACTGCCCCTTGCGGAACCCTCCAGTGAGTCTATCTAGTGATGGAAAGCCTGTTGTAATACCAATGAGCTTCCCCCGATTTTTAATCATATCCTCGTATTCTTCAATACGATTCAATGCCACTTCTTTTAAGGATTGAATTGAACTGGCAGTTTCGGACTCAGCCGCCACTTGAACTAGAGCCTTCTGCACTTCATCAGCCAGATTGGGATTGTTTGCAGGATCTTTGGCAGATGCTATGATCTTCTCTGCTACCGATATGTATAGACGAGCTGAATGCTTCTCCCTAATAATGTCTAGATATTCACGCCAGTTTTGAGAAGTGGGGAGAGATATAAATACTTCCGTCACATAGGCGGCTCCTCCCGACAACTCAAGAGTTCCGTTTGTGTCCATGTGGTCAGTGATCGTGATGAGATCGCATTCCCTCCCCTCCTTCCAAAGTTCCATAATGGAATTGAATATCCTTTGGTTTGAAGGATTGAAGAACATACGAGGTTTAATAAGATCGGAAGCCTCGTTGAGGATCGAACTGTGATTAAGGCAAGAGGCTAGAAAAGCCTTTTCTGCCTCTGGTGATTGTGGAAGGCTCATGAGAATATTACTTCGGCGGCTTCTTGAAGCTTATAAAGCCTTGTTGGATGCCTTAGTTTTCTTGCGGCACTTAATGACACTTGCCTAACTTGGCTAATGCTCAACTTAAACAAATTTGAAATTTCTTTAAGCTTCACTCCATCTGCCTCCCTCATAATCAAAATTTCCATTTCCTTTTGTGGAATTGACAATAATACGCTGTTTATTATTTCAAAAGCTTCTTGTCTTTCAATTTCTGAGATCATTTTATTTCAACTTTGAGTGCTTCAAATTCTTTCTCTATAATATCTAGAAAAGCATAATCAGGATCATACATCCCAATTTCACCTTGGAAAATTTCTGCAATCTTGATGGCTCGGTCTCGTTGTGAAATGGCTTTTGATAACAATACGGCGGACTTTAGAGTGAAATCTTGTTGTTCAACAAGCTTCTCCATTGCTTTCACTTGGTTTTCAAGAGATGCGTTGAGTTCCCTCTCAAGCTGTTGGGCAAACTCCTTGTGAACAAAGGGATTTTCTCTCCCCTTCTCCCAAACATAAGTTTCAGCGTCAGTGCGTGGTGTGTCGCTCATTTCTTTTTCTCCTTCTTCACCTTAACAGGCTTCTCGTTCTTGATAGCCCACCACACCTTCACTTGCGCCTTGAATGTCTCCCAGTAGCCAGATAGATCATCCCTCCACACTGCCTCAAAGTCCCCTTCTTCTTCCTTGCCAATCCTCACGATGCAATGATTAACGATCTTGCAACCGAGATTGTTGTAATTCCAAAGCTCTGCATAGCCAGCCAGTTGCCTCCAATATGACTCACTAATCTTCTTGCTGGTTTTGAAATCAAGCAGAATATATTCACCATTCTCGCTAATGGCGATTAGATCAATTGTTCCCCCGTATTTATAAAGCTCGTTCACAAGCTGAATCTCAGTCTTTACAACTTTAAGGCTCTGCTCATTCCACCAATCGAGAAACTTTGAGTAGCATACCAGAGCCTTATCAATGTCAGCCTGATCGAAATCAGAAAGATCCGCCACTTGCTCGTTCAGCATACATTCAATCATGAAGTGGGCTATGGTTCCAATGTTTGCGGCAGTGCCTCGCTCCTTGCGGAAGTCCTTGCCTTGCCTGCCTAAATCCCAAGCCCAGTAGAGAAGCCCTGCTGGATCATCTCCGATTTTGCAGATGGTAGAACCTCCTGCGAGTTGTGTGCCGTCCTCAGAAAAGTATTTCTGGTGCGGGGCGTCTTTTATCAGTTTTGTTTTTTCCATATTTTTATAAGTTGTTTTTGTTGGAGGAGTCCAATCCAAGTTTGGGCGGTCGCCGTTATAGGTTGTGTATTTCATAGGTTTGTATTGCTATTGTGAAAGAAGTCTGAATGCTGTTGCCGCCAAAACTGCATTTTGTCCATTTCCAATCGCCGTAAGTCTGTCCATCCTTGAGGCCAGCTCATCATCTCCTCGGAAATCTCTGGAAAGTATTTCGGGGCAATATCGGCTTCGTAATATGCGTAAGTTATTTTCTCTGTCGGTGCTGATCTTCCAGTCTCTTTTCTTTTTGATCGGCTGTTTTTTATCCACTTCTCCTTGCCGTGATGTCTTCCATCGCTTGCTACTGGTGCTGGCAAGAATCCAGATTCTGTCTCTCTTGACGGGAAGTCCAACATCTCTGCTTCCCATAATTCCCCACGCACAATCATACCCCATTTTGGCAAGATTCGCAATGACTCGTACCCCTCCTCCCACAGTAAGCCTTGGCGAGTTTTCAATGAATGCGTATTTGGGTCGTATTTCGCCAATAATTCTTGCTTGTTCAGTCCAAAGTCCAGAACGCTCTCCGTCCAATCCTTTTCCTCTTGGATTTGCAATTGACAAGTCTTGGCATGGGAATCCCCCTGCAACGACATCGACCTTTCCCTTCCAAAGTGTTCCGTCGAATGTGCAGACATCATCCCAAATTGGGAACTTTGGCAAGATTCCATCTCGCTGGCGTTGCAACAAGACTCGTCGGCAATATGGTTCAAGCTCGACAGCACAGACTGTGGTATGTCCGAGAAGCATTCCACCGAGGATTCCTCCCCCGACTCCTGCAAATAGGTGTAACTCATTCATTTACAAGTTGTATGCGGCTTCAGTTAAGATCAGTCTCTTGTTCATACTTCGCACTCGTAATCATCCTGATCTGGCTCGCACTCGGCGGTTACATCCTCAAGGTCAACGTCCTGCCCACATCTAGGACACTCACCGGGGTCTACCTCTGCGTCTTGTCCGGGGTCATAGAGTTCTACGGGGCCGTATTGTCCTGATGCTGGTTGCTCTGGTGAGAATGAGACTTCAAATTCATGTTCACACTCCTCGTTTTTACAAATGTAGTCTACTTTCATGTTCGTGGTTGTTTTTAATTTATGATTTTGAAATAAGTTCGCAGACCCATGCATTAGCTCCAAAAAATCCAACAGGATAGGGATATAAAGGTTGAATAATCCCCGCCTCTTGCAATGCCTTCACCATTCCCTTGTTTTCGGAATAGTCTTTAATCAAAACTTGATCGGATTCTAGCTCCAGTTCTGGGTCGTTAGTGCTTGCCATTGCATATGGAAATCCATTTGCATAAAGCTGGATCGCAATGTTTGTATCTGGGTATCTTGAAATCAGTACATCACATTCCTGATCATTGAACTTAACTTTTTTCATGTTTTTTGTGGTTGCGGCGTGTTTTGGTTGGCGATTTAAATCCCGAACATTTTGTCTAGATGATCGTCAGTTGCCAACTGAACCTTTCTCTGCATCTGCATGAAGTCCGTGAGTTTTTTTCTCAACACGAGAAGATCACGACCAATCTCCCTAGCCCTCGCAGTTGAGATTTCAATTGTGTCTAGATTGTGACGCTCCGCATTCTTCAAATGCGAGTAGAACATAGGCTCCAGCGTTTTTACTAGCGTGAGGGATTCAGACAGGAGTTCGTTGGTTTGTGCGCTTTCCATATTCTATGCCTTGTTGCAAGTAAGCTTGCTAACCCTCATGATTAGCTCATGCGCTTCTTCTATTGTGTAGTTATTCAATCTTTCGCAATGATCTTCAAAGTAATCTGAGTACCTATAGATGAATGATCCGATCATATCCAGATCGTAAATATCTAGCGGTTTTAGTTTGGTGGTGTCTTTCTTTTTGGCTTTTGGCTTTGTCATTCACTACCGATACTCAGCATCCATTTCATTGTCCAACACATATTTTTCCCAATCTTCAAAATTATGATCTTGACTTGCTGTGGCATTACCAAACCCAACTTTAGAAATATAAACTTGACACATGATGGCAAAAGCGTCAGCCGCATCAGGGCTTTGTCCATTCGTGCGTTTCTTCATCTCGTTCTTTGTCTCAATCACAATCCTCTCGTTCTTGAGCCCATAGATGCGAGTGCAGAATTGTTGAGCAGTTTCGTCATCTAGCCCTTTCACTCTCCCACTCATGATTAGCTTTCCAACCTGCCCCCAGAGTTGACTCACACGATTTCCATAAACTTTGTTTGCGGGACGATCATCCTCCACGCTCACGCTGTCTTCAGTGGCGGCTCCTGCGAATGATATGCGATGAAACCCATTGTGCCAACGCTGAGAGATGATGTCTGCAATTCCTGCTCCAGCCCCAGTAGAATCAAGGCCAAAGCAATCTGGCTTAACTCCATGCTTGTTCAGCATATCAATCGTCTTGTCTGCCACTTGATAAAATAAAGGGTTTGAAACGGAGTCTTCTAAATGAATCTTAATCTTTTCAACGCTCATCAAACACATCTCGCCATCCATTGCCTTACCCACTTTGGCAATCCTCAACATACAATCGTCTCCCCCGCTAGTGAATGCAGGGTCTAGTCCAGCAATCGTATAGATGCCCGTGCCACTCCAGATTGCCTTCTCTTGAGCTTTTCCTTCCTGTATGGTGGCGGCATCCAGAATAGTATTTCTAACGCCGCTAGGAGGCCAGAAGCCCCTCACATAAGAATGCCACTCAAGGGAGTTTTCTCCATGATTCTTTCGGATTGCATCAATGTTTTCTTGAGCAAATAGCTTCGGGAATATAGTCTTTCCTGCCTTTATGTTTGGAGACTTGAGACCATCAAAGTGCAAGCAAACTCCTGTTTTGGTCTCCCAGTGTTCGTCATTAACACTAATTGTTGACCATCCTAGCTTTGGCTGGCAGAACTGCCCATGAGCATCAAACTGAGAAGAGGCATTAGCAATGGCAACAAATCGGTAAAGGCTCGTTCCCACTTGAAGGTTGGCTCGTGCTGAGAAGATAGCTGGCTGAGTTTGAGCCGCCTCATCCACCACAATCACCATTCGATCTGGATGCACCCCCTGCAATTTACCAACTGCTTGCTCCACTGATCCAGAATCCACTGCAAGGGCAATGATTGCGTTCCGATCATCCCCTTTTTTGAACTGAATCTTTGTTGCGGAATCCACCACATTTAGCCCAAACAATCCAATGCAAGGTTGGGTGAAATTCATCACTTCCGCCCAGATACGCCCCCTCAAGGAAGGCACAGTAGTGCTTGTTAAAGCCAACCGAGTAGCATGAGGCTTTGCAAGATACTCAATTATTCCAAGCTGAGTGAACGTGAAGGTTTTTCCAGCCGCCGCACACCCAGTAGTTCCAATCTCATCAAAGTTTGTCCAAGCCCACAAACACATCTCACTCCAATCATTCCATCCCTTGTAAGCCCAAGGCCAAAGCATTTGAATGCAATGCTTGATGTGCTGGCCCCTGCTTAGGCCACCACAAAGCTCTGGGGATTTATTCGCCACCATTAATAACTCAATCTCCAACTGAGTTATTGCAGGGAATTTACTAAAGTCTAGGCCGTAGGTCTGAAGCTTCATCCGTCATAGCAACCACAAGGAATCTTTGGTGCATCGTGTTGATCTAACCATTCAAACATTTGGAGCTGATCGTCATCTGCGGCAACAATTTCACTCCACTTAATTCCAAAATGCAAACCTTCAATCCGCCCTTTCACCACCATGTTTTTTTCAAGGTTGATCGCTCTTTCAAAATATTCTGGATATTCTTTACGAAGGCGAATGATTTCTGCGGTCTTCATTGATGGGCAGAAGAAACAAGATGACTTTCCAACTTGAGGGATACCATGCCGCTTGATTGTTTCAATGCAATCTTGCCTCCTCCACATCCATTCAACAAGCGGGAACCAATTCATAGAGACCCGATTTTTACCTAATAAATTTTCAGTGATTCCTATTGCCCTATGTCCTTCTCCTGCATCATAACCAATGGCTTGATATATAGATTTTTCGTTAACATGATCCATCCATTTCTTAATGAATTTTCTCTGCGGTTCTTGTTTGTATTTCAACGAACACGCTTTCATTCCATAAGCAAGAGATGGAAGTTGTTTTCTCCTGATGCATTCACCTTCTAATCCTTCAAATTTGCCTTGGTATTTCTTTGAAACGATCTCAATAGGAATCCCCCACCACTCAATTGTCTTTTTAGACATCATTGAAATGTGATTGTAGGTGTGAGGTAATTCTCCTCCAGTATCGGCAAAGATAATTAACTCTGGCTTTATGTCTCGTTCTAAAAAACCACATAGCATTGCAACAGAATTTGTGCCACCGCCATAGGCCACAACAACAGGTAGATTGTTTTTCATAAAGAAAGACTCCCCAATTAAGAGGAGCCTGTCAATAAAAGAAACCAGAGATTCGTCACCAGTGTTTCATGGGATAGGAGTTGCCTCTGGGCTGTAAATCAATAAGAGCGAAGCTGTGCCCTAATAGCATCCATTGCACTCTTGGGCTTGCTTCCTGCTCTATCTGAATCAGAAAGCTCTCCACGAGTAATGCGAGGTTCAACTGAAATGTTTTCAGCAACACGAGCCTTATACTTCGCAATCTCTGCCCTTAGTTTTGCATTCTCATCCACTGCTTCCTTGGCAATAACCGCAAGGAAAGGAGCCGCCATCATTTCATTTTGAGTGGCGTTTCCTTGTATGATATTCCTAGCCGCACTCACACGACGATCCACCTCTTTGTTATGGTCTTCGTCATCTCCCTTCCTAAACCACTCTATCTTGTTAGCAAAGTGCTGACTGACTCGATCAAAGTTTTTATTGATCGTTTCGCTCGTTGAAGATAACTCGGCTTGCTCTTCAGCTTGCAGAGTAGAAGCAGTTGATCTGTAATCTGTAAGAGCTCCCTCAAGTGCATTTCGCTTGCTATCGGCATCATTGATAAGTTGGAGAAATTGACTAGCAACTGCACCCCCTCCAAAGGATTCGTCGATGAACTCAAGCCGTTCACGCCCCTTAAGCGATAAAGCTTTCTCTGCAATCGTCGCATCATCTGCAATTTCCTTGGCGAACTCTGAAGCCTTTTGGACGCTAGTGTTGTAAGGTGTTTCATATTTGTCTTTGAATTTAGGAGAACGCTCAAATGCTGTGCGTTCAAGTTCTGCTTCTAGTTTTTCTAATTTCTCCTTGTAAGATAAAACTTCTGTGTCTTTGGTTTTTAGAGTTTCCTCATAAGCTTCCGCCTTTTTGCGGAGCTCGGCAATATTGTCTTCTTTGCTCTTCTTTTTAGTTTCAACAATAGGTTCTGGATCTTTTGAAAGATCAAGGTCGTCGAGCGAGAAATCATTCTTGCTCTCAACTGTCTCGGATTTCTGCTTCTTTTTCTTTTCAATAGGCTCTTCAGATATGGTCTGATTTGGCTCCATGCTCTTCAAAAACTCTTCAGAAGTTTGGCTGTCAAGCTGTTCAAATCCATTTGATCCTCCTGCGGAAGGATCTGGAAGTTCTCCCAAGCTCTTGATGTTCATCTTCTCAAGAGGAGGCTTCTTGTTTTGCCTCTCTAATACGGACTCATAAGGCTCTAATGTTGCGTTGCTTATTGGCAGTTCAGTGGATGTGGTTTCTGTCATATTGTTAAATTAAAATTCACCCTTATAAGATGGGACGATCTCGTGCATCTCTTCTGGTATAGTTGCAAGATTTTGAAGGTCAGAAATAACGCTATAACGTCCTGCGTCATATCCAAACAAAAGAATCGCCTTGTCTGCCAACTGGAGAAGTCCGTTTCCAGAAAGAGTGGAGGCCATTGTTTGCCTTTCAAGGATATCCAAAGCCGCCTTAACGGCAGGGATTTCCAAAGCTTGTTTCAACTCACTTGCAAGGGAGGCGTTAGCCCTCCATTCTTGATGCGTCATATCAGTTCTTTTTTGGTTGGTAGTTTATCCTCAGTGAAGATAATATCATTTTCTTCAGCCTTGGTTATTTCATCTAGTCCGTCATAAAGTGATTGAGTATTAACAACCACCTTGTCTCCCTTTACATACTCAGCGTGTTCTTGGCAAGAAGAAATTGCTTCTTCAATCGTGTCGCCTATTCCAATGCAATCTCCGATTTCAATCATCTTAACGCCGTCTGTTGGGATGATATATCCTTGTCCGTCAATACAACAGTAGTTTCTCCACTTAATCCATTGATTGACTTTAGGATCATTCCACACTGAACACCAGCGTTCTGCGGCAAAGTCCGAGGTGATAACTGCCAAGGCTCCGTATTTAGCCCTCCAAACAGGCTCTACAAGCTCTCCGTTGGCTCCAGCCTCTACAATCTCGCCCACATTCTCAATCATCTCCCAATACAGTGCAGATGGAGGAGCAGGACAACGAGTTGTGAGGTCAATCAAATATGGAGTTCCTTCATCCGTCACTCTAATTTCAGTTGAAAAGAATTGACGATAACCAGCTTCTTGAAGGAATGGGGCAAGCTTATCATTAACCTCTTTCACTGGATCGGATAGTTTCGCATAGTCCCTAACTGCTCCAAGGTATCCGCAATCTTTAATCTCAACTCCAGTGAGGCAAGTAAGTGGGAATTTCCCATCAATGCAGAAACCATCGTATCCAGCTTCCACAACTGATTCCACTTTATGCTCAACCACAAACGGAAACACTTCAGCCGCCCCTCCAAGGGCTAATGCAAGCTCATTAAGCCTCTGTGATGCGCTTGAAATGTTGTAGGCATGGAATGTCTCGGCTATTCCTCTAAAGCCAGATATTTTGACATATACGTCTTCGTTATTGCTGATGTAGTCACGAAGCTCTGTCATGCCAGTGACAAGGGCACATTCTCCCACAGGTAGATCAAGAGCCTTCATGGTCTCCTTTGCCCTCCACCTCTGCACTTCCAGCTTCTCTCCTAGTCCCGCCCCCCATACTTTGTATCCTCTAGAGCGTAGATATTCTTGTAGCTGATAAAATCCCACATCAGGGAACACGATAAAGTCCACTTCATCCACAAGTCTCCACATATCCTCAACTCTTTCCACTCCATCAATCCCCTCCCCAATCATGGCGGGGCCATGAATAGGGAAGGAACGATCAGCGTAGGGGACGAAATAAAAGACTTGATGGTCTTCAGCCAGCCTCTTTGCAAAGGCCGTGAAGATCCCGTGGTCAATAACTAAACATTTGCTCATTCTTTGATTCCTGTTCTTTTGCTTGGTCTTCCCTGATATCAAGGATTAGCCCCTTGAGGGCAAGTGCTGTCTGGTCTTCTTTTCCAAAGAACGTCCGAAAATAGACGTACTTGTGATAGGTGAGAGCAATAATCTGTTCTCGCATTTCATCCCTAGCCGCATCTTGGGCGGAGGTGTTCATTTTATTTGGTTGTGTTTTGTGGGTTGGCTAAAAAACAGGAGTTGGATGAGTTCCCTCTTCATGCTCTTCAGCAAAAACTGGCTTTCCATAAAGCATTCTTTGTTTGGCGTGTTCAACAGCCTTTTTTTGAATTGACTTAAAAATACTAGGATCTGTTTCCAGCTTGTGTTCTGGAGTTGTTAATAGGTAATGCAACTCATGTGCGGCAAGAGTTGGAACCATTAAAGGAACATCCATTTCTCCATGACCGAAATCCATCCCAAGGCTAATTTCTCCAGAAACTCCTCCATCTGGACGCTTCAAAGTTCCAAAATATCCAGCTCCTTTTAAGGAGCCATCTTCTCTTTTGTCTTTAAGATTGGGCTTCCAATCAGAAACTTGAAAAGGAGTGAGTTGCTCCTTAATGCTTTGCATTGCACCTTTTGGCTTAGTTGGCATAATTTATTGGCATTTCCAAGCCCGAAGGGACTTGTTGATTCTGCTGTTAGGATCTTTCTTCTTGGCAGGACTTGTCATTTTGTTTTTCATGCCTTGCATTCTGGCACAAAAGCTCTTCTTCCTTGCGGCATCCTTCTCATTCTTAGGATGAGGGGCAGGAGGTTTTAAGTGACCACCATGTGCCTTGTTGTAGGAAGCTCTTCCCTTGGCGTTCAATCCGCCTTTGGGATTCTTACCAGCCTTCTTTGTCCATGCCTCGCTCATTTCTTTTTTGCGGTGCGGGCTGATTGCTTAAATGCTTTGGAAGTTGGGGCTCCCTTACTCCCAACTTTTCTCATCCTTTCTCCAGATCCTTTTGCTATCCTTTCTTGTTTAGCATGGATGTTTGCATACAATCCCTTTGGTTTCATATTATGCTCCTAGTGTTGGGTATTTCTGGGCAGTCTTTACTCGGTCAATCATCAGCCTCTGTGCCGTCTTCCTATCTTGTAGTTGCATCTGATGCTGGGCTTTCGCCTGTCTGATCTGAGCATCATTTTCAAATTTCATTCGATCTAATTGAATCTTGTTTTGAGCAACCATGACTTTAGGATCTTGCTGTTGCCCCTGTTGCTCTTGTTGAGCATTCTCCTGCTCTTGCATCTTCTGAGCATAAGAAGCCATTTGGTCGGCAATCTTCATGAGTTCGCTAGTCTGCTCATTGAGAGAGTCAAACTGCTCCGTCCTAGTTGGATCTTCTTGAAGGAACTGAAGATGACCAAGGAGGTGAGGAATGACAGACTGCAAAGCTTTATCAGCCATGCGGGGATCAACCTGTTTGTCTTGCACTGCTTTAACAAGGCTTCCAGCAAATTGAAGATGAACATTAAGATGAGTGAAGTGGTTCTGATCTGGATCAATTAACACTTGACCACCTTGCTGTAAAGCATTGTTTTCCAAAGAAGCAATAGAAAGATCATTTCCTTCTGGCTTCACTTCTTCTGGAATACCAAAGGTCTCAACGCCAGTTTGTCCCGCAATTGCCGCTATGTTGGCATTAATAACTCGTTTCCGATTGGACTCTGGCAGTTGAGGAAGATATTTACCAATAAGCTCCATTGCTTGCATACGAGCCGCAGAGCTCCCCTGTCCGATAGAACGAGTCGCCCTAACTGAATCCATGTCAATCAATGCGGCGGCAGGAACTCCCCTTGTCTTGCAAGCCTCTTGGAATCTAAGGGCTTCCTTCCCACCATGATCTTCTTCAATGAGATTAGGATTAGCCGCCCTGCGATACACCTCTGCGTAATGCACATCAAGAGCCTGAAGGTAGATTTCTGCACGAGTGTTGGTAAGTCGGCTCTTCTCACCAATCTCTGCCTCAACTTCCTTATTTCCCTTCTTTCGCCCTCCCCCTGACACGGATGGCATAAAGGAACCAATGTCATCACTCTCCTGTCCTTGGAAGAACTGAGCCGTTTGCATGGCAGAAGTGAGATTAGAAGCCACATTAACCTGAGTAAGGTTAAGGTTGGGAGGAAGAATGCGATAAGGCCCAATCTGGACAGTTTTGAGCTTCTCAGCATCAGCCGCAGAATTAGGCTGGAACATCACGGCACTTCCAATAATAACACCCTCAAGAAGAGCGTTATTCACTCTGTTCATTGCCTCTGCATACTTATAAACCTTCTGTCCTAGCCCTCTCACTCCATGATAATACCCGTTTCCAATTCCATTAAGGAACACAGTGAAAGCTTGGCTAAACTTCTGGTAGCGTCCGACTTTCTGACAAAGCCACTCAGTAGGATTTAGGCGATCAAAAATGTATTGAGAGATGCGACCATCGTATTCCTTAACATACATATAGGCCACTTTGATAATCTTACTCTTTGCGTAAGAATAGTATAGCCCATTGTTTTTAAGCTCTCTCTGATACCACTCAAAAGGACGGCGTTGATCTTGGTCATCCACCCTAGCGTCCATGATGGCTTGCTCGCACTGGTCAACGTTCCATCCACCCCTTTCTGCGGCTTCTTTGTTCTCAATATAGGAATAAAGCTGTTCGCAATAAAGGTCATCCAAAATAAAACAAAACTCCCAATTGTCCCAATCTACTTTTGCTCCCTTTGGAACCAGCAATGAATAAGGCTCAATTGCTTTTGATCTCCAGTCTGTTTGGTCTGGGAAATACATACACCCTTGACCATGAATAACTAGCTCTTTGTGATTAACTTGATGCTGTGCTAGGAAGTTTGGATTAGAAGAAGCTAAAAGCCTGTGGAACTCCTCAGTGATGATTCTACTCCACTCCTCCCGCTTTCCCATGTCCTTTCCATACTTTGTTTTGCAAGTGGCATAGAAGGGCACTGATGTGAGGATGTCAAAATAAGGAATAACAGCTCCTTCAATTTTTGCCTCTGCGTGTCCCCAATTAACATTTATCCTATCGCCTTGCCCCATCTCCCTTAACTGCTGGTCATTGTAGGGAGCATTACCATCAATGATTCCTTGGATTTGAGCCCTGCGATTAGAGGCAATCTGATCGTCTTCAATCAACTCATAAAGCATGGATCTGGCAGATGCCGCATCCTCAATCCTAGTCTTAGGAGGTTCCTCGCCAACATTCGGATTGGTTAAGCCTTGTGAAATCATAGTTTAAGTAAAGATTTTGAGGTGTTTAGATCGTCAGATTTCAGCCAACACCAATCTGGACGCTTGTCTGTTGTCTCTTGTTTTTCCCCAGAAAGCAATAGTTTTCTCTTGACATGGACTATAGCTTTATTTTGGCATCCGCATATTCCGCAGTTACTTAGGAACTGATCCGAGTCAGTTGTTCTACTTCCCCTAACCTTGCCAATTAATTCAGTAACTTGTTGCATGGAGCCGCATCCCATGCAAAATCCAGCGTCCACATTCATGTAGCACCTAGCGCAAATTGATGCCCTTACGTTTGCTTCATCCTGATCCACAAACACTTCTTCTCCAGATAATGCGGTTGAAGCCATTGCCGCTAAAGACTTTATGGCTTTTATAATGTTATCAGCAGACATGATAGAAGAGAATGATGGAGCATCTTTATCATCTGACAAAATGCACCATCCATTTGGAAGGCTTTTGCACATCTGGTCTTCTACTTTTGCTTTCCAGTCTGAAGGGAGAGGAATATCATTAGACCTGTAATGAGACTCAACAGCCACTAAAAGTTCGTCCAGCCTTTTAAATCCACCTATCTTGTAGCCTGTTTCTGGAACTACAAAACGATAGTCGTTCGGAGGAACGCAATCAGTTTTTATTAGTTTTTGCAGGATCATTGGATGATTCGTCTAATATATCAATTGCTGAATTAAGTCCAGCGTAAAATCCATCAAGATAAGCTTTCTTCATGTAATCGTAATGACCTTCGGCACTTCCGTGATTTTTGGAATAAAACCTTACTCCTTCAGCGTCATACCATTTGTCAAATTTATTGTCAGTGAATTTCATTTGTAGATTTCCTCTTCTTCCCAATCTTCATCATCTCCCATATCAGGGAGAGACGCTATAGTTAAGTTGTTTTTCGACTTGCCCCACATTAAATCCAAACTCCTGCACATACTTTTCAATTGCGATGGGAAAGTAGGCGTGAAGCATCTCATGCGCCACAACATCTGATAATGGACATTCTTTGTAGTATTTTCGGTTAATAATGATTCGCTTGAGCTTGTAATTGCATTTTCCCACGGCTGGGCCATTCTTTGTGTTGCCACAATCCCCCCATCCAAATTCCCATACGTCTCCATATATTCCAATGTTTCCTATTTTTTCAAATTTCATCGTCTCATTTGAAGAAATATAATTACAAGCGAAACAACACAAAAGCACATAATAAAAAATTGTTGTTCTGTGCTCATTATCGTTTTGGAAGAATCATTCCTTTTCTCTCTATAACTGAGTCTCCATTGTGGTTTTCAACAACCCTATAATCAATGTTTCCTCGCTTCATGTCATTAATAACATTCTTAAACCACTGCATTTGGTTTTTAACATTAAGTGAAAATGGGCCAGCAAGTGCGGCATAGTCTTTTTCAACGTAATATTCATTCTGGATATGTTTTGGCTCGCTCTCGATTGTCATTTGATTTTGAAGTGGTTGACTGGCTTTATGTTGTTTCCGCTATTTATTCTGAATTTCTTTAATTCAAATTTTCCTTGTTCTACTCCCGCTTTTAATTTTGTCCTTAATGTTGCCCTTGGTATTTTTAGTTTAATTGATAGATCGTATTCAGTAAAGAAGTCTTTTTCAACTTTATCTGGAATTGCTTTATTGGTTTTAATAGAACTAATAACATTTTTCCAAATGTGGTTAATGCTCATAGTGGTAACCTCCATTCCTCTTCAAACTCTCCCCTTGTAATAAGCCACACTGCGCTATCCTTGGCTCCTATTTCTCCATATACCATCCCTTGCCTCCATCCCAGCGTGGCTCTACGATTTTTGCTATACTCCATTGAACCCCTGCGTGTGAGAGTGCCTGTGCAGTATCCAGTTGACTCTTTAATGGTTCGGCCTTCTCCCTGTTGAGATCGGTGGGTGTGTCCAAACACAACTTTCCCCCCATATATTTCAGCCATGTCCCTAGCCGCCATTTCATTGTAAATGGTTCCGTGAGTGAAGGTCACATCACCGACCACAAGTTTCTGAAAAATTCCATCATACGGAATCCTCCTACAATCAATTTTGACGAAAGCGTCGTCAATATATTGGGTTGCTTTGTTTGCGGCGTAGCACACCAAGGCGTTAGGGTGGTTAAGAAGTCTGGGTATGCGGTCTTCGTGGTTTCCATCCAACACATGAGTTGGTCGAAGCTCTCTAAGGAACTCAATTCCGCCATCAATGTCTGGAGCGACAGGTTCGGATTCGTCTGAAGTTCCACGAGCACCAGAACGAAAGGCAGTCGTATCACACCAATCGCCGAGGTGTATAACAAGTGAGGGGTTCCATCTGTCTCTGAACTGCAACACAGCATTGATAGCCGTTGGGTCGGCATATTTTCCGTGGGAGCAAGAGATCGCAAGAAATTTCTCATATTTTTGTGCAATGAAAGGGGCGGCTTTCACCGCCCCCTTTGATTTGGATTTATTGTTTTTCACTAATTTTTTGATCTGGATTCAATGAATATGTCAGCAAAGACATAGGCATCTGAACAAACTTCCTCCATAGTCCATTTTCCTCCCATAATAGGAACCCAAATCTTAAGCATCTCAATGGCAACTTTATCCCTCAAAATTGTTTCCTCTTCCATCAAGGTTGCTTCATCTTTCTTTCTGTTGAATATTTTTTGAGCAGTGTTCATTTGTTTTGATCCTCGCTGGCAGTTAGGGATACAAGCTCCCACTTTGTAGGGTCTTTCTTTCCAGCCGCAATCCCAGCATCCACTAGCGTTCCATCTTTACCAAGCTCCGTGGCAAGATTAAAGAACTTCTCATCAAACGTGAGGGTTTCAACCACTTTTCCATTGTTGTTGAACTCTATGCTATAAAGCGTCCACACTTTTGCCGATCCTTCCTTGCTCTTAGCCGCCACCTTTGCTTGAGTTGGCAATACGCCCTCCAAGAGCTTTACAGCCCCTCCTGATGGTTTAATGTCTGTTGCCTTGTCCAGCACTTTAGCAAGAGCAGGGCGAGCATCCTCTTTCTTTGTAAGTCCAGTGGAGGCATTGCCATCATCATCATCTTCTGTTGCCAATCCTAATACGGCGGCAAGGGAATAACGACGAGCATAAGTAATTGCGCTTCCAACTCCCTGTGGACTCTGATCCTTTAGTGGGAGGAGAAGAGTCGAGGAAGTGGAGAAGCCAGCCTTGTGAATGATAGTGGTTTCAACTCCAGCGCAACCATCTCGGAAGAGTGGGAATTGCTGAATTGCCAGACCATGCTTTGCCAACACCGGACGAGTTGCTTCAACAATCGCATCTAGAGGAGCATACTTGCTCTTGAAGTAAGGATTGCTTGCGGTTTTGGCTACATTTTGTAGCTCTCCAATTGCCGCAACAAGTGCGGCTGAATACTGCGATTGAATGCTGGTTGATTCCATTTTATGTTTTTGGTTGGTTAATTACTTCACTTCTTCAACTGTCTCATCAATCATAAATATCAACTCATCCAAGGCATCTCGGATAGCCGCTATTGCTGAAAGAATATTGTCGTATTTTTCTTCGATTGTGTATTCTGACTTGTCACTCATTGGTGGTTGGGTTTTGTTTGGTTTAACTACTGGCGAAAGATTCATCATTTTCTCATACAGATATTCGGAAGCTGGACTGCTTGGATGTTCATTGATTGAAGTCCAGATTACAGCCACTAGAGCATCCCTTTGGTTTAATGCCTCTAGATACTCTGGATGTAGTTTGCTTTCCATGAAGTGAGAATTAATGGTATAGTCTAATTCTTGCAAGAAAATATTTCATCATAGCGTGAAATTTATTTTTCTTTTTTTGTTGACATGCGTTTCCAAGCCTCCGCAGTCCGATCACAACAGGCTTTGCACTTGTGAGGAACACATGGATTTTTACAGCAAGGACAGATTTGTTTTTTCATGAACTTTTACTTTACGCTTTCTTCAATTTGTGTAAAGCGCACTTTACTTAAATCGGCGTTGTGTGAAGTGAATGTCGATTAAGCATCCATATCCATACTCTCATGTTTAAAAAACAAGGATCTTTGACCATATAGGTAATCAACTACTAAAACGTTTATAATTAGTAGTTGGGTGATTCTTAACTCGCCAAAATAGACGAATGTTCCCCTTTGGAAATGCCTTAACTCGACTTCTGTTACGAGTTATACCTAATCGGGTATAATGCGGTGAATAATCGGGTAATCTCCGCAAGTGTAACCATACTTAATGAAAAGACGTCTTTTTTGTAAGGTATCGTTTACAAAATGCGGATGTCTGCGATCTACTACATTGTTGTATCTCTATTAACATACTTTAACCTTCTTTAACATTGGTTCAATATGTTTATCCCACAAAGCTATCCATTCCTCTTTTTCATCAATAGCCCACCTCTCTGTCTCAATAACAATATAAGAACCAGAACCATTATCAATAGTCTGAACCTTAAGGTATTGATCTGTTACATTAGGCCTTCCAGATGTATCCTCTTCTTGAGATAAGAGCTTTGAGTATTCTACTGTGATCATTATTATAGTCTATAGGAATTTTTAGGACACTTTAAGCTTTTTCTTTCACAGAAGGCATGGCATCTGTGTGTGGTGTGTCGGTTGATGTATTCATGAATCTAAATAAAAAACCCAAGCTGATTGAATGACAAGAAAAAATGGTGATGGAGGTTCAGGTCGCTAGGTTGATGAAACGAGGCATAAAGCCTTCTGCGTCCATTATTCCCCCCTCAATGCCTCCATCAATACAAATCCTATGCTCTTATAAACAAGTGTCAATAAAATTTAATCACAAAATTATTTGCTTGACGCACTTTTCATCTTGGGTAAAATCCACTGCGGAGCAGGAGAGAATCAAGAGAGATTACAAACTTTCCTTAAATCTTCTGTCCTAGCCAACCATCCCTTTAAATACTTCCTTGAAGATGGTCTGCTCTCTGCAAGAGATTCATAAAAATTATCCTGTAAGGATAAATATTTAGAAGCATTCGCTCCGCTCATGCGAAGAAGTTTCGTAGCCCTTCCAACTCCACAATTAACGCAAGCGTTGAAATACACCCAGTCCATAGGAGGTGGATATTGATCGCAATGAAGGTTGAGGTATTCAGTCCAATAAATACCAGTGGCTTCCTCGGCAGTGAGGGTTTTGATGTTCACTGAAGAATGAGAACGCTTATCAATTCCATACTTTGTTTCTCCACCAGCGTCATCAGGATCGTTTTCGTAGGTTGTTCCCTCCCACTTAAAAATCCAAGGTATTATTTCTTTCTTAAAGCGATCTGTCATAAGAATCAAAATACTTGGGCTTCACCACCCTTTCTATTTGCTCCTCCACTTCATTGATTGCCTCACTAGCCACTTCTTGTGCTTGATTCGTATTCATCCTCCATTCGTAGATTAGCCTTCCAGTCACCATGAAGATCACAATGCTACCAACCACATAGAAGCAATTGGTAGTGAGAGACACAAAACCAGCTATGGCATAAGTTGGGAGGGTGTATAGGTGAGCAATAGCCCATCTCCAACTTCCCTCAATTGTGAAGATTCCCACAATGGAGAGAAACATTCTCTGCCATGTGGAGGAAGTCACAGAAAGAATCTCCAGCTTGTTTTAAGGCCAATATATCCCACCACCGCTAGGATTGAAGCTAGAGCAATGCTCCTCCAGATCCATAGCTCTTTGAGAGCTTTAGTTTGCTTTGAGTGCCAATAATTAGCCTCATCGGAAGCTTTAGTTAACAATGAGGCTTGCTCATCAACTTTCTTTGTGTAGATCACAAGATCATCCTGTGCTTTTGACACGGCTTCCACAACTTGCTTTGCCGCTTCTTTGTCTCCTTGACTTGCCCTTACTGCGGCTTTCTTTGCCACTGCAAAGTCTCCCACAATAGCAGAGCTAGAAGGGGCTATAAACGCATGAGGATTGCCGTGAGAGCATCCCACAAGACCAAGCAACACAATGAAAAGTAAGGCTAATTTCATGGTAGCGTTTCGTTATGTGGAGTTATTTCAGTAATCCAATCGGGAAGAGGGGTGTCGGCAGGGTCTAGAAGTGCTTTCCATTGGTAATAGAGCGGCTCTCCTATTGCAGTTTTATTTCCAAATTGATCGGTATTAAACGAAGAGTAAATAGGCCAAGGTAAGATATTAACTCCCCATATAGGAATTGCTGTTAAAATTGGTGGAAGCTCAAAAACCCAAGGAAGATTGGAAGCATCTTGAATTGATGCACAAGTAAATGTTCTCATATTAAGGCAAACCAATTCCAATGGTTGATTTATACAATGTATCTAAATCTGATGTTTGAGTTGCAGTTAATCCATCAGTAGATAAAAAAGCAAAAGCTTGAGATCCAGAAACAAATTCCCGACATAATCCTGTTGTTTGATACCATGCAGTGCCTTGTGATCCTGTTACATAAGCAGATGTTGCAATTTGCGTTGAGTCTTGATACAAATACATATTTGCACCATTAACAGTGCTTAAATATGAATGGTTTGTATTTAAACTTGTTTTTACAGGAGTATAAACAAGTTGATTGGTAGATGAAGTCAAAGGGAACCTAGCAGATCTTCCGTAATTTCCAACTGTTTGATTATACATCACATTAGTGGATACAGAATCATTTATTTGAATTGAATAATAGTTTGGAGGATCTGAAAACACTCCAATATTAAAAACTGAATATAATGTTTTGTAATTCAAAACTGGAAGAGTCGATGACAATTTTATATAAGCATTGTTATTAGTGCTAGTCATACCATTAGGCGTATAAGATAGCCCTGAATTTGTAAGGTCTCCACGAGAACTTAAACCTCCAAGAGAATACGCATACAAAGTTGAAGATGCGTTTTGGCTACTTCGCAAAGACCAACAAACCATGTTAGGCCACAATTCAAGTCCCTTAACTCCAATTACAAAAGAGTTAATTTGTGTTTTTGCAGTAGAATCAGTAATTCCAGCAGTTGTAAAATACGCCAAAGCGTCTGAATCGTATGCAGACGCATTAAGGTTTAAAAACCCAGATTGATCTTGAAAGCTATTCTTAAGAATGAATCCCATAATTTATGGGGACGCCATTAAGCGTACCAGAAAGAATAAGTGCAACTAGCAGAAGCACCAATATAAATTGTTCCAGATGGAATGAATGGGAACTGATACCCAACTCCTGCGGCAATGTTTATTGAGTTAACATTTGTAAGAGTTCCGCTTGTTGTAGAAACGTACAAAATTGCAGACCCAGTAGAAGTGTTTTGGATTGTAAGAGATTTGGTTGGGCTAACTCCAAGGGAAACGCCAGTTGCTGATGTGGCCGTTCCACCACTAAATGTTACAGTTCCGTTAGCCGATTGCGTTCCAACAACACCAATCACATTGGCTCCAGCAGGAAGAGGGTTATCTAACATTACGTTAGACACTCCATTAGCTCCAACAGTTGTAATTGTAATGGTTCCAACAAGAGAGCTTGCCGTAAACTTAATATAACCTACTCCAACAGTATTGATTTGCCCAATTGTAATAGTAGCGGCATTAAAAGAAGAAGATGTATTTCCGCTTGTAAGAGCAACATAAGAAGTTGAAAGATAGTTTGTTCCATCAACAGACGCTGAAATTGAAATTGTTCCAGAAGTTGCGGCAGTGGTTGAAAAGGAAAGAGTGGAAATGTCAGAGGCACTTACAACCAATGTTCCGGTTCCAGTAGAAATAGAACCAACAACAGGAGCTTGTTCTGAACCAGAATTTGATGCCAATACATCAAGAATTTTGCAAAGCGTTATGCTAGAGCTATCAGATGGACTTGCAAATATTGGGGTGTAAACGGGCATATTAAATTAGTGTGAGGAGTTCTTAATGATCGTGATTATAGAAGCTAGAGCAGATAAAACAAGGCAAATCCATTGAGCGACAGGAGGCACTTCTGGAATAAACGAGAAAGAAAGAAAGGTGAGGCTTGTGATAGCCCCCACAATTGGAGTTGAACCTGTGCTGTGCATTACTCTCCAGCCTCCGTGTCTTTCATTTTTTCGCTACCTTCCTTGTCCTCAAGGGCAGAAAGTTGATCTTTGATTGCGTCCTTGGCTCCCTTTGGCTTGCTGTCTTTTCCTGCAATCGGGGTTTTATCTTCTCCCACAGATAAAAGAGTCATTTCTTTTCCGTCAAATTTAAAAGAAGCAATTTCAGTAAACTCTTGGCCTTCTTTAACTCCATCTGGAGCAGAATAGCCTTTAGGGATGGGAAATGATGAACTCATGATTTGAAACTAATAATTGGATAAGAAATGTGAGTCAATGGGGATTAGGCAGTATATGTTCCATTCCCTATAAAACAAAGAATAGTGTTAGACCCAACAACTTTAGGAAATCCAGATTCTAGTGTTCCTGTATAGATTCCAGAATAACTTGCCGTTGGAATGGATAGAATAACAGCTCCAGAATATCCAGAAACAGAACCTCCGTATTGGGCGTTTGCACCAGACCCATAGTTTCCATATCCCAAACCATTTAGTCCATTTTCATAAGGCTCGTTTCCACTTACTCCTGATCCTCCTGCTCCATAATAAACAGAAGCTCCAGTAATAGAAGACGCAAGCCCGTTTCCTCCATTTCCTCCAATCCCATCTGATGTTGTAGAAGTTCCAGCAGATCCAGCTCCACCACCTCCACCTCCGGCATTAAACATTGCTACTGCGTCTCCTCCATTATGGCCTTGTCCTGATGTTGGAACACCAGCAGAACCAACATAAATTCCATCTGTTCCTGCCCCACCTCCAGATCCAATAAATTGAGGGTATGGAACTGGATTATATGGATATGGCATCATATTTGCATCTAATTCAGGATAATTGTCTGAACCTCCTCCAGATCCTCCGTATGCGTAAATCGTAAATGAGGCTATTTTTCTTGTTATGGATGTTTGTCCACCAACGCTTCCTGCATAATCAACTCCAGTTACAGAATTATAAACCCCGCCATTTCCTCCTGTTCCAACGCTAATATAAACAGAATCAGCGTATCTCAAAACTCCAATTGTTCCCGATTGAACTCCTCCTCCTCCCCCCCCTGCTGAACCATTTCCTCCTACAATTCCAGATCCTGATCCACCTCCACCTCCTATTAAAAAATAGGAAATAATAAATTGGTATGGAAATGAACTTCCAGAATACAAAATAGATGAAACTGATGGTTGGCTTGCAACAATTGAACCTACACTTGGAAATGTATAGTTAATATCCATTATCTAGTGCTTGCACCAATCACTGATATTGTTCCCCTAGCAATCATAAAGTTTAATCCAGTTGGTGCGTAGGTCATCAACACATCATAAATTAAAGTTGTGGGAATAGTAGTAACAGGCAGGGAAAGTGTTTGAGCCGCAGTAAGAGACCAAGTTATAGGCCAAGGAGTAGATCCTAAAACTGATATTCCATTCCCCAAAGAAAGCGTGATGAGTGGAGCGGCTTGATAATCAGCCCTGATTTTGGAGGAAAATGTATATCCAGAATTAACATTAACTGGAGTTGTTCCATCCGATTGGGTGACTTTTGTTATGAACGAATAAGGAACATTCTGTTCAACAGAAATGTTGTTAATAGTGGCTGGCATTTGGTTAGTAAATTGTATGGAAAAAAATTAGTCAATGGCAAAGAAAAAGCCCCCTCATTTCTGAGGAGGCTTCTCTTGACCTATTTAACTCGGATTAGGAGTTAACGCAGGTGTAGTAGTTCAGATCATTGGCGCAACGCTTGTGAATCACAACCTTACCGAGATAAGGAGCGATTGGGCGGCTACCATTGTTGAACACCGACAACCAGCGACCAATCTTACCAAGGGGATTGGTATCTGGGGTGCGGATGTTCAGCCAGAAGAACTGACCACTGTAGTAGTATGGATAATCGTCAAACGATGCATTTGGGATGTTCGGCCCAACCTGTTGAACGGCTTCCTCATACACATCGGGGTGGAAGATGAATGCGGCTTCGTAAGGAGCGGAGTTGTATGCAGTGTTTGCATTCCAAATAGTTCCCTTCGTGGTCGTGGTTGAAACAAATGGATAAATCTGAGTAAATCCACCGCTAAGAAGAACACCAGAGCTGTTGTAGCTAGGGGTGCTCCAAGTGTAACGAGGAACCTCAAAATCAGCCATGTGGTAGTAACCAGCATAAGAGCGATCAACACCAAGAGGAGCAATCAGCTCGCTAGGAGTAGCAAAGCGGATGTCCTGACGGAGCGTATCGTTATTACGAAGCAACTGGCGGCTCGTCTCAGGGCTGGTGATAAGACCAAGCACAGGAGATCCACCTTCACGCCCAAGAGCGTTCTGACCAGCACCATCACGGATGAGTTGAACACGGATTGTGTCAAGCTGATCCTGCGAGAGTTGAACAGTTGGAGGAGCCATGTGGCTAGTTCCATCAGAAGTGGAGATGGCAGAGTTAACAGATCCAGCACCAAACTCGGTGTTGTAACCTGCAACAATCTTGTTAACCAATCGCAGATACTCTGAACGGCGACGATTGTCCAATACAGTCTTGGTCAACTGCGTGAGCTGTTGAACAGTCTTGGCAATCTGACTCTCAATCTGGAACGATGTTTTAAGATCATCCAAACAGATACAAGGAGTCTGATAGCTGTTTGTCTGAAGATTCCAGTTACGAACAGTCTGACCAAAAGCCAGATCAGTAGGGTTAGGAACGCAACCATTCGACACAGCACCAGAAGTTCCAGTCGTCACATCAGTCCAGCTAGATTCAAAGCTACCAGAAAGCACACGCTCAATAGTAACCTCGTTAAGGGACGTACCCATTCCCTGTGGGAATTTACCGACACGGACAAGACGACCCCAAGGGGAATCGACGGAATAACGCTCATGAACGTCTAGAGAGAACCTACCAGATTCCCTCAAAAACAGATCATTAACTGTAGAGCAAGTAATAGCCATAAAATTAAATATTAGTTTGTTGGAGTTAGTTTTGAAGCAACAGAATGTTACTTCTTGGTTGGAAGCGGCGACCCCTCCATACGCCTAATTTGTGGAAGCGACTCCACTTACGCTACCTTCCAACTACTATAATTAATATAAATCAATCAACGGGATTCTATCAAAGTTTTAATCTTTTCGCAATTCTCGTATGTAATCATTGGCCCAACAAGTCTAATCACAGCCCATCCATCAAAGTTTGCTTCGTTGTATTTCTCTGCGTCTTTAGCATATCCAGCTCCCCTAGTGTGGCGACCTCCAGACCAAACGCCACCTTCAATCTCAATTGCAGTTTTACTCTCTAAATGAGCAAAATCAAACCTCCACTTTCGAGTTTGATGGAATCTGTGTTCTTCCACTAAGATTGGAGCGTTGTTTATTAATGCCCACATTTTTGAAAACCTTACTTCTAACACGCTTGGCCCTTTTCGTGGTTTTGGAACTAAGGTCTTTTTCGCAGAGCCATTCCTTGATTTTCTTTTTGTTTTTGGGGCTAATAGAGGCATGGAATGATAGTGTGTTTATGGCTTTTAAAATTGCTTGCTCTTCCGCTTCTGGAGTTCCAGATGGAATTTCTTTAGTGCTGATTAGGAGTTCCTTTGTTTCATGAGGCTTGTGAGCAACCAAGTCACCACCCATTGCAGGATCTCCCTGCACATCATTCGGAGATAATCCATCATTCATTAAAACGCCCAGCTTGTCTGGATGATAAATTACAGCGTTCATTTTAACGCAAGTAAAATCAACTTTATCCCTGCGCCATTTGGCATTCGGAACCCAATCATGCTGAATAAGTTTAGTTTTGTGAAGTCTTGGAACAACGTCTTTGGCAGAAGCAATATCCCAAGCAACTTTTTCATTTCTAAAAATATTTGGAGCTAAAGAATGGAGATCCCAATGATAGACCGCAACTCCACTCATGTGATCTATTCCATTTGGCATGATGCCATTAATTGCAACAAAGTCTCCCATGAATGGCTTACCGCAAGATTTATATTCCTGCTCAATTTCATCCAACCACTCTCTTTTAAGTGGGATTGCATCTGGTTCCATGAATAAAAATGGTTGTTTCACGCTCATAGAAACGTGCCAAGCAATCCTCTCAAATGCCATATTGCAACTAATAGGCCATCCAGTTTCTGTATGATGGCAAGGTTGCAAGTCCACGCTTGCAAAGCACCTCTGCAATGGCTCCAGAATGCCTTCAGTTGAGCTTTCGTGAGAAGGGGCTAGGATTATGCTGTGGTTAGGATAAGGGCCAAGTTTCTCAACGTGGTTAGCCCAACGTTTCATTAACTCCCTATCCCCATCGTGGTATGAGATTGCAACAATCATTTCAATGAACAATTGATTGCTTTATCTGCAATCTTTTGTCAAGTGCTATGTGTGCGACCAAACGTAGAGAGGAATAGTTCCAGCCGAATCTTGAGTTAATTGAACCCCTCCAACATACGCCGCTTGAAAAGAGGCATTAGCGGTATTTAAATTTGTATTTAATGAAGAAATGCTTGCTGTGTTGGTGGCAATGTTTGCAGTGTTGGTTGCAACTTGTGCCGTTAAAGGGCCAATGTTTGTTGGGACAATAGCATTAATCTGACTTTGAATATCCACCAACGGATCAAATGATTCTGAGTTGCTTATCCTGTCACCTACAAAGGAAGTGGAGGAAGTTTGAGAAAACGGGTCTTCTTCAAATTTGTGGTTTGGGTGCATTATGGCAAGCTAAGTTCTACTTGTTTAGTATAAGTAAGATTATTTACATTGTCATACCCAACAAAGAAAACTTCCGTTGGATGGGTTGTGCTTGCCGTTGCTTTAACAGCAGTAAGAGTCCAAATGCCATTAGGCTTTAAAACAAAATTCCACACATCGCTATATGCGTTACCACCAGCAGTAAGGTATCCACCAACATAAATTTCACTTGGAATTGTTGGAGCAACTCCATTTGCGTATCCAGTTGTTGAGGTTGTTTGATCCCAAGTAATAAACCAAGAAGTAGGGCTAGTTACTCCGCCAGTCCCAGTGGTGGTGTATCCTCGTAAGGTAGTGTAATACAACTCGTCCAAAGTAAGGTTGGGAATTGCCAAAATGCCAGTTCCCGACGATTCAGAATAAGTTGCTGTAATTTGAGTCCAAGCCATAATATTAACTTAAAGGTTCCTGAGTATAAATAAGACGCTGAACATAAATTCCACCTTGCCATAACTGCACATCTGCTCCAATGAGAATCTGTTGTCCTATTTTGTAAGTGGTTGGAGTGGAAGCCTGCCCTCCAAAAACTCCGTAAGTTACTCCGTTTTCAACAGAAGCATCATTCTTAAATGAAATTGGTGCTGGAGGATGAATTGTGTTTTTAGGAATGCCAAAAAACTTAATGGCCCAAGGTTGCGTGACTACTTTAAAAAACTTTAATGCCGACACATTTGGTTGATAATCATAATATGTATAAACGTGCTTCATCGTGCAAGTTATATCAAGAGGAAGTCTGTTTTGAGGGTATGTGAAGGTCGCAGAAGTGCCACTAGAAGTTTCACCCCAAGTGTATATTAGTCCCGGAAAACTGAATTGCCCCGTCTTGTATTCCACCCTGTTTGGAGGCAGTTGCACATATCCGTTAACAGAAGTGTAGGCAGTTGGAAGATACTTACTTGTTCTCCTCACCCAAGGAAACCCAATGTCTGAATCAGATACCTGTAAAAGCCTATTGTTGTTTTGAGTTACTGACGGAGTGGACAGAGATGCTGTTCCAGAAACAGGAAAACTCAATGTGACTGCAAATGTGCTGGTGTTTATTGCGGTTACTGCATATTTTGTAGTGACATTTTCTGCATACACATTCGCCCCATTAATTGATTGAGATGTTGCTGGAAGGCTTAAAACAATAGTTTTAGTGGATGTATAAACAGCAGTGGCAGTGTAAGTTCCATCAGCCCATCCGTTGTTTGTTCCAGAGTTAAATATACGAATTGAATCCCCCACATTTACTTGAGGCATTGTGGAATAAGTAATGGTTGCGTATCCATTCAGGCTTCCAGTGGCTGTGGTGTTTATAAAAGACCATCCATTCAGATAAAAACCAGAAAGGCTAACCAAGTCACCAACTTGAAGG